CCAGCACATCCAGCACGACACCCTCCGTGGTGAAGTCGTCGGAGTAGTTGAACGGCTGCATGCCGTTCACCTCAGCGATCGGGTTCGAGGGCGGCTGCGAGCAGTCGACGAACGAGTCGCGCTGGCACACCCAGATGAGCTCCTTCACTGGGTGGTTGAAGTTGAGCTGGATCTTGTTGCTCGAGCTCGTGATCGACTCGGCGCCCGTGAACTGCAGCTGCTCGATGAGGTACTCGTGCGTCTGCTGGGCGAAGCGGCGGCGCTCCTCCGTGTCCAGGTAGACATAGTCGATGTACAGCGACGCGGCCGTGAGCGACTGGATGGAGGTCGGCACAGACTGGCCCGACTTGAGCTCCGTGTACGAGCAGTTGATCCACTGCTCGAACTCCACGTTGATGCGCACCTCGTGGTACTGGAGCGCGATCAGCGGGATCGCCAGGCCCGGGTTGCGGCAGAACCAGAACTGGAGCGGGATGTACAGCGTCTTGGCCGGGGTGCCCGCGCGCGGCGCGCACGAGTTCGTCAGCTCGGCGCCCGAGCACGACTGGTCCAGCGCATAACCCGTCGTGCTCTTCATCAGCACGAGGTCGTGGCTGTTGCCGATCATCTCGTCGAGCGCGCGCACCGTGCCCGCATCCTGGGTGAGCTGCGTCCAGATCTGCATCCAGTCGCCGTACTGGCGATCGATGCGCTGGCCGCCAATCTCGAGCTCAACCGTCTTGATGAGACGGTGGCCCACATAGTTGAGCCAGCGGAAGCGAGACACCGAGTTCGCGACCGTGCCCGCGGCGCTGAGGTCGACCGCCGGGAGAACCACCTGCACATAGGTGCGGTACATCAGGTCCGCGTTACGGTTGATGATCGCCGTCACACGCTTGTTGAAGTCCGCCTGGCCGTTGAAGGTGACCTCAATGGACTCCATGGCGAAGTTCGTGTGGCGCTTGAACAGCACCTTCCAGAAGGTGATCTGGGGGTTGCCGCTGATGTAGATGTCCTGCGCGCCATAGCTCACGAGCTGAAGAAGACCACCACCCATATTGCTGTTATGTTCCATCGCAAGAAAAAATAGTGGGCGCGACGACTACCCCACAAAACACGCACGACACACTGCTGCGTACGATTCGGCACCTCCGATGACCACCTGACCTGAATTCGGGTTCAACCTGCGCGTGAAGTGTGCAGAGTCCCCACACGAGCAAATGGCAGTCAACATGGTGACAGTGTCGGCATACGGAACAACTGCAAGGATCTCACCAAAGGGCTGGCGGCGGTAATCGCCCGACAGTCCAATCACATATACCGATTTATGACGGTGCTCAGCAGCCTCACGAACAAAGTGGACCAGGGCATAGAAGAACTGAGCCTCGTCGATCAAAATGACATCGCAGCTTGCAAACATGTCATCTGTTACACTGTTCAGCGTGTCTGTCGTCAAGCACGGAAGCGAGTCTCCATCGTGCGTTGTGATTTCGGATGTCACTCCGAACCTCGTGTCACACGAATGCTTGATGACAAGTACACGCTGTCCCAACGCAGTGTGCTTCCGAATCGCGCTCAATGCATAGGATGTCTTCCCCGCAAACATGGGGCCCATGACGACTTCGACTGACATTGTTCTTCCACACACGCCACATGAAAGTTAATATGCTCGAGTGAACAATGTGCTACAGCAAGGACTCGAGTTTGTACACCTCTACGGTGTCGTTTGTTGCCATTGTGTACTTGCTGAGTTCGGGCAGTCCATATTTCCAATGGCTAGGTGTGACACTGATCGGATGGTGTTCTATGCAGTTCGCAGAGTATCTGTTGTGGTCCGAGAATCCTAAGGAGGGCTGCACAGAGACCAACAAGCTGGTCACCGCAACGCTCATACCCATCTCCCTCGCACTGCAGCCGATTGCACCCGCGTTTGGTGCATTGTTCGTGTACCCCTTGGAAACGCTGCGACCGTATCTCATTTTATGGGTACTCCTGGTGGTCGGCACCATGGTCGTGGAGTACGCGTATCTTTGCGACCCAGAGCAACCATGTACTGTCGTGAACAAGGAGAAACATCTCGACTGGTCACGATCAAAAGACTATGCCAATGGCGTATCAAGGTCGTTCTTCTATAGCGTGTGGGTCACTCTGATTGCAATGCCTATGATCTTCGGATGGAAGAAGGGGTATTCGCTTCTGGCTGCATTTTGGATCTTTCCCTTCATAGGCTACACATATGGCCTCTCGACACAGTCTCCTGCAACCCTCTGGTGCTACTACACGAGTTGGTCGAGCATCATTGCCGCAGTCGCTCTGCTCTTGAAGCAGACGGGCACCTACGACCTCCTGCGTGTGTGAGACTTCTCGCGCATCTCCTGCCTGGCCCACTTCTTGAAGGACGGATGATTCGGGTGCGCCTTTTCCTTCAATTCCTGTGCGGCCCACTTGCGAAAGGTCAAGCGCTTCCCCTTGTGGGACATCTCACGAGCCTCCTGGGCAGCCCACTCTTTGAAGAGCATGCGATGACGGCGTGTGTGCATTTATACGGATCCCATAAAAATACTCTGCCACAGTCGTTCGTAGACCCACGGGGTCTCGTTGAGGCGGGTGACCAGAACCGACATCAAGACGTGGTAGAATTCAAGCGGTCTGGAACGGATTCGTTCACGCGACACCACGAACTGGGCACCTGCACTGAATGGAAACTCAGTTTGAACGAGACCAACGGAATCTGCAATCTTTCCCACTCCGAGTCCACCGTGATGAGGCCAACCATCGCGGTCGCAGGAAAGATGAGGTCCCAGGTGTCGAAAGTCCGTCGGGGCCCGAGCAAGATCCTCGACAAGCCCGGGAGCATGGTCAAACGGATACCCCTGGACAAAGGCGGTATAGTCGGCAAGGCTGTCCCACCGAGTAATGATGTGATACAGGTATGTGTGGGCCTCTCGTCCGATATTGGGAAGAAGGCAATCGTCCTTGGTGTAGACAGTCACCTTGTACGGAAGGGTCTTGGTCCACTCAATGTCCTCCTTGTACCGAGCCACGACCACCTCCATGTCTGAACTCCACTTATAGACACTAAATGGAAAACGGGTATGACCCCCGACCAAGACCAGATTACGGCACTTGTCGTGGCGCTGTTGGTTCTTGCGTGCGGCATCGGATGTTGTGCGCATAATGTTCTCGGGCGCGCGTCATCTCACGAGGTTTACGAGCTCGAGGAAGAGATAGAAGCATGAGCATGTTCGAGGACTGCAAGGTCGAGTTGCTGGAGACATTCGGAGACGATCTGACCGTGGTCAATGCTGCCCGTGTATCGCTGGGCAAGCATGTGGATGAGTTCACGGAGAAGGACGCCAAGCTCATCAAGTATCTGGCGGACCACGAGCACACATCGCCCTTCTTCCACCCCCAGCTGCGGTTCCGACTGAAGATGCCGATTTGGATGGCGCGCGAGTGGTTTCGCCATACCATCGGCTTCTCGCGGAATGAAGTGAGTCGCAGGTATGTGGACGATCCCCCGACCTTTCACATTCCTCACCTTCGGACACGGGCCCCGGGTAAAAAGCAGGGGAGTAATGACGATGTCCACCTCGAGGACGAGCGATTCATGCAGTATCTGAAGATGCACTGCTGCCACTCAGTGGACGAGTATAATCATCTACTGGCGAACCAGATTCCGCCCGAGCAGGCGCGCATGGTGTTACCGCAAAATATGATGACCGAGTTCATTGAGACGGGCTCGCTTGCCGCCTATGCTCGGTTGTGCCACCTTCGCATGGGTTCCGACGCCCAGGCGGAGATTCGGGCTGTTGCGAGTGAAGTGAGTGAGGCGATTAAGAAGGTGTTTCCAGTAAGTTGGAGTACTTTAGTTACTCCATGACCATGTGAGGCACGATATGCATGGCCTCCAACTCCTGCATCCAGAGCTTCATCGCATACGGAATGGTCTTCTGCACAAAGTCCGTCTTGTTGCCACACGAGCCACACGAGTAGATGCCCTCTGCAGGATTGACCACCGCCAGAGTACCACACGTCTTGCAGATACCTGTCAGGAACGGGTCGGACACATCCATCAGACGCTCCTTGGTAAACACCGAGGCACCGTGTGAGATCATGCAGTCGCGCTCCATCTCTCCAACACGCAGACCACCATCGCGTGCCCTGCCCTCGCAGGGCTGGCGGGTCAGCGACACAATCGGTCCACGAGCCCGAGAGTGCTGCTTGTCAATCACCATGTGCTTCAGGCGCTGGTAGAAGGTGGGTCCCATGAAGATCTCGGCCTGCATCATCTCGCCCGTCTGGCCGTTGTACAGAATCTCATTGCCGTACGGATGCATGCCCATCTCCACCATGTGCGCCCGCAGATCCTCCACCTTCATGTGGTCATACGGCGTTCCGTCGCCCAGCGTGCCCTTGCGCACACAGATCTTGCCGAAGATGTTCTCCATCAGCTGTGCGATGGTCATGCGGGAAGGGACTGCGTGAGGGTTCATGATCAGGTCGGGACGCAGCCCCGAACCCGTGAAGGGCATGTCCTCCTCGTTCAGTAGCATTCCCACCGTTCCCTTCTGTCCGTGGCGGGAGGAGAACTTGTCACCAATCTGCGGGACGCGCTCGGAGACCACGCGCACCTTCACGAAGGGGTAGCCATCCGAGTTCTTGTCCTGCCACACGCCGTCCACACGGCAGTCCTCGCCGTTCTTGTGGGTCGTCGAGGCATCGCGGAACGCATATCCCGCCGCGTCGTGGCGCAGGTTCACCACCTTGCCGATCACGACATCGTTCTCCTTCAGCACCGAGTTCAGGATGGGAATGCCCGTCTCGTGGATGGCCGCGTAGCTCGTGGTCTTGAACTTGCGAGTCGCGTGCTTCTGNGGNCGCATGAACTTCTCCTCGCGACCGCTNGTCACATTGCGATGCTCCTCGTCCTTGTAGAGCGTGTAGTACAGACCACGGAACAAACCGCGGTTCACGGCTGTGCGGTTCATAATGATGGAATCCTCCTGATTGTATCCGCCGTAGCAGGCAATGGCCACCACAGCGTTCATACCGAAGGGCATCTCGTGCATCTTCAGAATGTTCATCGACCGCGTCTCCACCAGCGGACGGCTGATGGAACAGAGCACATACGCGTTCTTGTCCAGCCGCTTGGCAAAGTTGGTGGCGTACACGCACATGGACTGCTTGCCCATGGCCGACTGATAGGTGTTACGAGGAGACTGGTTGTGGTCCGACAGCGGAATGGTGCCCGCCATGTGTCCCACCAGCATCGACGGGTGAATCTCGTGGTGAGAGTGCGAAGTCACCTCTCCGCGCGTCAGAGCCACGCGCAAGGTCTCCGTCTCCGAGGCGTCAATGTACTCCATGCACGCCTTGACCCAGTTGTTCCAATCACCGCGCTCCGACTCGGGCGGCGGCTCGGCCCCTGCACGGAACACTGGGCGTACCACGCGGCCACCATCCGTCTCAATGATGATGGTGTTCAGCAGAGTGTACCACGCGATGGAGGTGTGCGGATGAAGGCGGAAGGTGTGCTTGGCCGTCCGCAGGGCCTTGACGACCGTGTGCGGGTCCTCCGTGTAGGCCGTCAGAACACCATTTACGGTGATGGAGGTACCAGGGTAGACGATGGCCTGCTGAATCCAGATGATTCCAGGAGTCTCGCGCAAGAAGTGGAGGACCGTGTGACTCGGCACATGCTGGGTCACGGACGTGAGCAACGACATGGTCTTCACGATACCCACCGAATGGCCCTCGGGTGTCTCCACGGGGCACATGAATCCCCACGAGGTGCCATGGAGCTTGCGAGGCGCCAACAGCTTGCCCGACTTCTCCACGGGTGTCTGGATACGGCGCAAGTGGGACAGTGTGGCGGCATAGGACATGCGCGACAGAACCTGCGAGACACCGACCTTGGTCGCGTTGGACAGCGAAGTGGACGACGATGTGCCCAGACCCTGGACTGTGAAGTTCCCCGTGGCCAGTGCCTGCTTCAGCTTGCCCTCGATCGTGGACAGCTTCAGAATCTTGTAGAGATTGTTGATGTTCAGAATCTCCATCGGTGCCGGGCGGCCATCGGGTCCCGCCTTCTTCCACGAGTCATTGTTCACTTCCTGCACGAACTCATTGCGAGTGTCGTTGCAGACCTTCTGGAACAGCTGACGGAACAGGTGCGTCAGCAGCGCACCCGTGGTGACCACGCGCTTGTTCGGGTACGCATCGCGGTCATCCAGCGGAATGTGGCCGCCGTAGGTCAGCAGGAGCCTACGAATCATGGAGGCGGTCAGGAGAGCGCGGCGTGCGTTCAAGACCTCGGGTGTGGTCGTCTCGCCCGCAAAGCGCACGTGCGGCAGGTACTCGGTGGTGAGCAGCTGGCGAACATACGCGCACTTGTCCTCCTGGTTGGTCCCGTACTGCAGATGGCCCGTCAGGTACTGGACCGCATCCTGCTGGGTGAAGATTCCCAGCTCTGCACAGTCGCGAAACGACGCACCCAGCATGTCGACATGCGAGTCGTTCTCGTCGCCCCAGACCATGCGAGCAATGCTCCGATCGTTGGTCACGCCGATGGCGCGGAAGTACACCACGATGGGAATGTCCTCTCGGAAGCGGGGCACACACGCCACCATTGGGTAACCAAAGCCGTTGAACTTGGAGCTCAGCCGAATCTCCAGCTTCTTGGGCGGTGTCGTGAACGACTCATGCAGGGACTTCATCTCCACCGAGTAGAANTACTTGGACGCCGTCTTCTTGTTCTGGAAGATCATGATGCGATTGTCAGCCACCTTCTCCTGGCAGAGGATGGTGCGCTCTGAGCCATGGACCACGAAATACCCCAGCGGATCATGGGAGCACTCGCCAAGATCCGTCAGCGTCGCAGGATAATCCTTCAGCAGGCACAGGCTTGACCCGAGCATCACAGGCAGCTTGCCGAGACTGATGCCCTCAAACACTCGGAACTCCTCGTCGTAAGTGTCCAGTAGAGGACCAGTGTAGGTGCGAGCCACAAACCGCACATCGGCGTGCATCTGGGCTGCGTAGGTGAAGTTGCGCACACGAGCCTCCGAGGGAAGCATGGGCTTGACGCGGCCCGTCGCCTCTTGGAGTCGAGGCTTCAGGTAGGTGACATTCTCGAACGACAAACGGAGCTCATACTTGTACTTCTTCAGCTTCTCATCTTGCTCGTGCCAAACAGTGATTGGCGGGGTTGACTGGACGATCAGGGGCAGCTTGTTGCGAACGAAATCTTCGAAGGAGTCGATCTGATGGTCTACGAGGCGACGCACACCCTTCTCGAAATAGGTATTGACGGCTTGCCACTCCATACTGTGTGCCTTTCATTCGCTGTAAACGAAATCATTCGTTTTTAGTAAGCATGGACGCCGATGTCAAGCAGGTCTTTGTAAAGAACAGCAAAGTCACCCCCGAGTCTGCCCCCAAGAAAATCACCAAGAGTCGCCGTGTTCTGCCCAAGGCTCAGCCTGTCACCCCACGCAAGACAAGTGCCAAGGCCCATCGCACCTACCCGGTTGGAGCCATGAAGGGGGCACGACAGACTCGCAAGGCCAAGTTGGAACCGAGCAACAACCCGTCAAAGAGCCCGCCGTTCCGTCGCGGCACCCTCCGTGTCCTCACACCAAAGGGACAGCAAGACCAGGAGAGGCGTGCGTCCGAGGCCACGTC